CAGCAGATTTAATGTTTGCTCTGATATCCACAGAAGAACTGGATCAACTAGGTCAAATTGCAGTAAAGCAATTAAAGAATCGATATAATGACCCATTTTTAAATAAGAGGTTTGTCGTAGGTATAGACAGATCAAAAATGAGGTTGTTTGATGTAGCAGCTAATGAACAAAAAGGTATAGTGGATAATGGACAAGAAGATATTGCAGTTTTTGATAAAACCCCTTTCGGCGATAAAACAAAGGCTGAAAAATATGACAAGTTTGCAAACCTCAAGGTTTAAAATACAATTTACACCAGCGGATCAAAAACCATTTAAGATACTTGAAAGTCCGTCTAAATACATAGTACAAGAGTTTATGTTTAAAGAAGACGCAGAACAATTTATAATTAAACAAGAAAGACAACCGACCTTTGGTGGACAACATATTCCAAGATTTTTAAAAATACGCCCCTGACAATTTATAAAACTTCTGTATACTAAATACTAATGATAATATTATATTAATTTAAATGGAGAAGATTGAATGTTAAAGCAAGCCCTGGGTCAACTTAAACCCCACGTTATTTTGGAATCCCCTACGGATAAAGTTCAAAAGTTTTTAGTAGAAGCACAATCTGCATCTACATCTTTTGAAGGTGTGATAGCAGCGTGTCATAATAATTCTAGACTCCCAGAAATAAAATTTAAACAAGTAATAATGAAAGACCCTTATGTAAGGGCTTTCTTACGAGCTGCTGATTCAGCAACAGGAAAATCTGCTTTTGCCACTACTAAAAAAAGTGATACAGAAAAACAAGATATTCTGTGGAATTTTTCAAAAGTTTGTGCAAACAGACTTCCAAAAGGAACTTCAGATGCTGGGGCTGGTCAATCAAAAATACAAGTTTCTCCTATGTGGAAAGAGCTAACTAAAAAAGGTAAAGATACATCAAAAGCTGACATTATGATAAGTGGTCTTCAAACCTCAGTTAAAGGCCCAGCTGCACAATTAATGTCTGGTGAACAAAAAGAAACAAGAGCTACTGTTTTAACTGCAATGAAAATTTCTGGCGAGAAACAATTAACTTTAGGACTTTTAACCGAAGTAGATAAATTTATTACAAATACAAGAACAGTAGGTGCAGATATCAATGGTAGAATTTTAAAAAAGATGTCAACAGAAGATGCAATTGCTACTGGTAATGAAGAAGCAAAAAAAATCATTGACAGTCAAGAAAGACTAAAAGCAGGAATAACACAAAAGTTTAAAGAAGCATTTGCAAACCCAGCTGTTGGAGATGCTTTTGCATTAGAGGCAATGACTGGCTATGAAAAATTTGCTGGTAAAGCATTTGGTGGTTCTGGTAATCCTTCTGGTGAAGCCACTCATATGGTGATATGGGATTATAGAATGGACAGATTAAAATTTGTACCAATATCTGGTTCTTTTGTTTCTCAAACAGCTAAAAAAATGGCTGTAAAACCAGACTTAAAAAGTAATTCATATAAAAGTGATGGAGTAAAATCAGGCTATTCTTTTTACCAAGCATTAAGAGTTTCAGTAGAGGTTATTTTAGACAAATACGGAGAGCTTTCTAAAGAGGTTCAAGAAGAAATAAAATATAGTGAAAAAATGTTAAGTGAAGGAACTTTAAGTGAGATAAATTTCAAAAAGATTATAGGTAAAGCATGGGAATTTTTCAAAAATAAAGTTGCCGATTTGTGGAATTGGTTTGCAAAGAGGATTGCAGCAATAAGAGATCATGTCGTTAAATTGATAACTGGTAATGTAGATAATGCATTAGCTGTTTTTGAATTAGATGTTGACGTAAAAGTTAACACGGAGGTGAAACTATGATAAGATTTCAAAAATTAAATGAAGACAAGGGTGGTAAAAACCTACACTTAGAACATCTAGAAGATGAGATTATCAACTTTGGTATAGATGGCGGTAGGGCTGCAATTAACTTCCTACGCTCACTTAGAGATATGTTAGCTGGTTCTGCTCGTAGTAGTGTTAACATGACTGTAAAATGGGATGGAGCTCCTGCAATATTCGCGGGTATCGATCCTGCTGACGGTAAGTTTTTTGTTGCAAAAAAATCAGTATTTAATGCTGAACCTAAACTCTATAAATCTGTACAAGAAATTGATGATGATTTATCTGGAGCTCTTAATTCAAAATTCAAAACTTCACTTGCAGAATTAAGTAAACTTGGTATCAAAAATGTATTACAGGGTGATCTCATGTATACTGATGATGTTTCTGTAGAAACCTTGGAAGGAGTTAAGTGTTTTACTTTTCAACCTAATACTATAGTATACGCTATTCCAGTAGATAGTGACCTCGGTAGAACAGTTAAACAATCAAAAATGGGAATTGTTTGGCACACCACATATACAGGTAAAGAATTACAGTCAATGAAAGCATCATTTGGTGCTGATATTAAGGGGCTAAATAAACCTGCTAGTGTATGGATGGACGATGCAACATACAAAGATGCGTCTGGTACTGCTACATTTACTGCTACAGAGACAGCCAAAATTACTGCTATCCTGTCTAAAACAGGTAAAACATTTCAATCAATAAGTTCTGGACAACTAAAGAAGTTCTTGGATTTACAGAATAATGTCTTTAAAGGCACACTAGCTGGTGCTTCTTTAAAGACATATAATAATAGTAAAGTTCGTACTGGTGAAGTTATAACAAATCCAGCTGCTCATTCAAAGGGATATGTTGCATGGGTTGACATGAAAATTGGAATGTTAAAAGATAAACAAAAAAGTCCAGCTGGTAAAAAGAAGTATGAAAATTACCAGAAAGAATATTCAAGAGAAGTAAAGAAATATATTGGCCTTTTAACTAATGTTATTACATTCCAAAATTATTTGGTTGATGCTAAATCACAGATTGTAAATAAACTAAATAGTGTAAAGGGGTTAACTGGCACCTTTATAAAAACTGCTAATGGATTTAAAGTAACTAACCCAGAAGGTTATGTTGCCATTGATAGAGTAAGTGGTGATGCTGTTAAACTAGTGGACAGAATGGAGTTCTCGTTTAACAATTTTACCGCAGTAAAGGCATGGGATAAATGATAACATTTAGAGATATTTCAGAAAAAGCTGGTGATACCGCGGTATTCACTTTTGGGCGATTTAACCCACCAACCACAGGTCATGAAAAACTTATTGATGCGATGGCTATGCAACAGAAAAGAAATTCTGGTGCAAAAATGTTTGTCTATGCATCACACTCAGCTGATCCTAAGAAAAATCCCCTACCTCATTCAAAGAAAGTTGCATATATGCGTGCAATGTTTCCAAAATATAAGGCTGCTCTTATTGTATCTAAGGCAAAAACTGCAATTGAAGTTGCAGTAGAACTACATAATAAAGGTTTTCGTTCACTTGTTATGGTTGTTGGTTCTGATAGAGTTACAGAGTTTGATACTCTACTTAACAAATACAATGGTGTAGAGGCAAGACATGGATACTATGGTTTTGATAACATAGAAGTGGCATCTGCTGGAGAACGTGATCCAGATGGTGAAGGTGTTGCTGGAATGTCTGCATCTAAGATGAGAGCTGCAGCTGTAGAAAATAACTTTAGTGCATTTGAAACTGGTCTACCAAAAGGATTTCGTGACAGTAGAAAGCTATACAATGATGTTCGTAAGAATATGGGTATTCGTGAAGAAAAAGATATGGGAGAGATGACAGATTTTGAAGCATGTAGAGATGCATACCTTACAGGTAAATTATGGAACATAGGTGATGTTGTAGAAGCCAACGGAATAGTTGGAGAAGTAGTTAATCGTGGAACAAACTACTTAACCTTTTCTGAAGAAAATGGTAAAGTCCACAAAGTCTGGTTGTATCAAATAGAAATCAATGAACGAAATTACGCCAAGGAATATGCAAATTATGGAAGCAGGCCAGAACAAATTGCAAGACGTTCTTCTAGGAACAAAGCTCGTAGGCTTATGGGTGATAAAGCAGTTAAGGGTATGGATGTAGGACATAAGGATAATGATCCTATGAATAACGATCCAAGTAATCTTAAAAATGAAGACCCATCTGATAATCGTAGAGAACCAAGACTTAGAGAAGTCAAACAAGATACAGATGTTAAGGATAAAGATGGCACACAGCCATCAAAGTATTATGCTGGAGATATGGCAAAGTCTACAAAAGACAAAAGAGATGCACACTTTAAGAAAAAGAAGGCAGGGCCTGCTCCTGGCGATGCAACTGCAAAAACTAAACCATCTACACATACACAGAAGTTTAAACAGATGTATGGAGAAGTTCTTGGTAAAGATGCAGATCAAGGAGATTATATTGATGATTTCAAAAAGTCTGATGCTCCACAGTTTAAAGGTAAGTCAAAAGAAAAAAGAAAAGATATGGCAATCGCTGCATATCTAGATAAGAAGGAAGACTTCACACATTATCCTGGCCAAGTAGACCCTAAGAAAGATCAAAAAGATGGTGATTGGGTAAGGGGTGATCCACTAGAACCTATTGAATTTGATGGTAGTGATACAAAGTCTACACTTGATAAAGCAAACAAGGAAGTAGAAAAAGAACGAGGGGTTAAAGTTAAACCTTTTGTTGTGGAAGATTTTGAGTTAAATGAAAAGATTGAAGGTCTTGTAACTAAAGCAGAAAAGTCTGGTATGCCATATGGTATTCTAAAGAAAGTATACGACAGAGGTATGGCTGCATGGAAGACAGGACATAGACCTGGCACTACACCACAACAATGGGCATTTGCAAGAGTTAATTCATTTGTAACAAAGTCAGCTGGAACTTGGGGTAAGGCAGATAAAGACCTTGCAAAACAAGTTCAAGGTGAGGGATATTCAACAAATCCAGCACAACAAGCTGCAATTGCAATTTCAAAGAAAAAGAAAGCAAATAAAGAATCGGTACAAGAGTGGTTTGAAGATCAAACTAATAGAGCTGCATATGAAATGCGTTATGGAGATGATTGGTGGTGGAAACTACAAGAAGTCAAGGAATCAATGTTAGAAAAGGTTGGTTGTTGTGATGATTGTGCTGATAACTTTGATGAGGAATCATTAAAGTCTGATACAGGCCCATGTTGGGAT